TTAACTTTTGCTTTACCTTTTTCAACTTTACCCTCCAACCATGTTGACGCTAAACTAGATATAGGACCTATTAATGCTTGTATCATTTCTTTTTCTTTTTTATAGGAACATTCATCTCTTTAAATTGTTTTTTTGTAACATCCTTATACACAGGTTTTTTTCTTTTTATATCTTGTAACCTAAAATTTTTAAAACTTTGTGGGTCAGGTAGTTTAACAATAGAACCAACTTGCATTGTTTTTTGTGCAACTGTTCCTTTAGGAGGTGTTCCACCTTGACCTGTTTTTAATTTAGGGTTTAATTTTTTAAGTTGTAGTAAACTTATTCCTGCTTTTTTAGCAATATCACTAGCAGTATCTCCTTTTTTTACTTTATAATTTTTTGTTAATTTACTTGCACCTCCACCCTTAATTGCTTTAATAAGGTCGCTAAAAAAAGCTCCTGTGCTTTGAGATGTTGATGGTGATTTTCTTTTTGCCTTTTCATCATCTTTTAGTTTTGTTTTTTGTGTATTTCTTCCCTTTTTCATTTTATCTATATCCTCCTCCTTTTGCTTTATATTGTTGTGCTAACATCTGTGCTTTTCTAGCAGACCATTGACCCGGATTACCACCTTTACCACCTGCTTTAATTCTACTAAATAAATTTTTACGCATAGTAGGTTTTGTATAGTTACCTGCTTTATTAACTGTGCTACCACCTCTATTTAACTTTAAACTAGATAATGCTTTTGCTTGACCTGCGTGTGCCTTACTAGCTTTTTTTAATTTACCTGCAACTTTTTTAATTGTTCTTTTTGCTTTTATTGTTGCCATTATCTAAATCTCCTTACTTTCTTTGCAATACCTTTAGGTTGTTTTACAAATTGTTTACCTTTTTTTGTTCCTACTCTTTTTGCTTTTGTTGTTGCTGCATACTCAGCAGGACTTAATGCTTTGATAGCAGCAGATGGTAAATACCTTTCCCCTGTTTTTTTAGAAGGTTTACCTGATTTAGTTCTCCACTTTTGTTTTCCCCAATCTTTTAAACTTTTTTGTGATGCTCTTAAAGCCATTTAAACTCCCACCAATTATTATAATCTTTTGCACAATCACATATTGTATTTAATGTTGCCATTCCTATTGCATATATAAGATATAGTGTTACAATAATAGTACAAAAGTGTAAAAAATATGTTGCTATTTTTTCTATCATAATGCAGGTTTAGACATCACTATTATCATAACTGCAACTAAACTTAAAACAATTAATATTAATCCTATTACTCCACCTATCATCTTAAAAAAATCTATGTTCTCTTGTCTTTCTATTGCTCGTTGTTTTTTCTCTTCGGCAAGTATTCTTTTTTGTTCTTCTATTCTTTTTTTTCGTTCTGCCAAAATACCAGCCCACGTTCCACTTCCAAATCTGAGGTCCACCATCACAGCCACCTCTCTGAGCTGTTCGGCAGCTAGCTTGGCGTCTATGATTTCTTGTGCTACAGATTCTGTATCAAAATTAGAAAATCCTCTTGATTTTTTAAATCTTGCTTTTTGTGCTTCGGACTCTCCCTTTATCAAGTTATCTATCTCTCCTGCTATATCACCTATATCTCTTGCAGTTTCTATATTTTGTTTGATAAAGTCGGTAGCCTGTTTTACTAAAGCTATTCCTGTCAAAACTTCTGCGACTACCATTTATATATTATCTCCGTTAGTCTAATGTTTCAAGTATATCTCTGTGCTTTCTCCAAAACCAATTACCTATTTTTGAAAAAGGTTTTCCCATATACAAGAAGGTTAATCCAAGATAATAGATAAACTTTCTTGATAGCTTATGCCCAATATGTTTTAACTTTATCACGTTTATTAACCTTCTTTTTATGTCTTCCCGGTCTACGAATACGCTTCTTGGGAATATATGTTGAACGAACAAGTTTCGGCACTATCTTTTCTTTTTAGCCATACCACCCATACGCATCATTTTTTTCTTTTTAGCCATTTTAGCCATACCACCACCCATCATTCTCTTGGGTTTCATCATTCCTCCTCCACGCATTTTCTTTGCCATTTTTGCTTTTTTGTGACCCGGCATTTCTTAATCTCCTTCTATCTACTACTAGACTTTGATATATCCATTTTGGAAAATACTGATAATATCCAGACTTTTCCAAACTAAGTGCAGCATCATCAAGTGTGGATAATCTCTGCACAAACACCATTGCATATTCTAACTCTTGGTTAGTTATGCCGCCATCATCCAAAAACTCTAACCCTGCAGTAATAGCGTCAAAGTCAGGATGAAATACCATCAAGTGCATATCTTTGCCTAGTACAGACAGAACCTCATTAATTCCATCACAATATCCGTCAAGATATTGCATTTCAGGTATCTCTTCATCACAAGCCCATATTACAATATCATACTTGTGATTATCAAACTCTTTAATTTGTTTTGTTAAACCTTCAAATCCAGTGTTAATATCAAACTTTACTTTATTTTTTAACCAAGCATCTGCTGCATAAGGACAAGGTGGTAGTCCATTTAATTTATCGCTTGGTACTTCTAAAAAGTTTTTAGACCAATTTCTAATGTCAGCTTCTATTGGATGCACGTTTCTTTGTTTTCTTTTTCTGTTCTTCTATAAATGCTCGATACACTGCTGCTGCTTTAAGTTTACCTGCAGCTTTTGCTCGTTGTTCCATTGCAATCGCAGCTTGTGTTTTATGTGCATGACTTCTACCTGACCTTTTTATCTTTGCTACGGATTCTTTAGCATCTTTTACTGTAGCAAACTTTAATCCATGTATCGTACCTTTTGGGTCTTCATCTGTATAAAGGTCACTATGCTTTTTAGACTTTCTTGGTTGTCCTTTTTTTCTAGGTATTCTACGCATAGGGGTTTCTTTTTTTAGCATTTCGAGTTCTAGCAAAGGAACGATTCCTAGAAGGTTTTTCTACAATTAAATTAGACCTTCTATTATCAAATGGATTACCATTTAAATGTGAAACATCCTTTCCATCACCCTTTCTAACAAATCCTGCCTTTATCATAATGTTTCTCGCAGCATTTCTAGAAGCTCTTTTCTTTTTTTGAACTTTATTTTGTTGATATTTTTTATATTCTTGTCCATAATTCCTTATAAAAGACATTTTACTCTACTTTTTTACCTTTTGTAATCCTCATAAATGCTTCTTTTCCTTTATCACCACTGTTACGTAATGCTAATAATCCGGGATTATCTTTAACTACACCTCCCGGTGCTAGATACATATGTTTTTTACCATTTGCCATACCACCATATGCCATTTCTGGTCTAGATTTTGGAGGAGTAACTTTTTGTTTAGGTTTTGGTCTAGATTTTGGAGGAGTAACTTCCTCTACTTCTTCTAATTGAAATGTTCTATCCCTTGATGGAAATAATTTATCATATTTTTTAAATAGTTTATCTGCTAATTTATCTTTACCCTCTTCTCGTAATCTTAAAACAGCATTAAAAACTTGTTCTTCTGTCATTCCTTCTAATAGTTTATCCATTATGCTTTTCCTTTATTCTTTTTTTTCTTTTTTAGAGATGCACTTGCTAATTTTTTTACTTTTTCTAATGCTTTTTCTCTATCTATTTCTGCCAATCGTTGTTTGATTGTTCCTTTTTTGCCTGATTTTAAAGTTACTAACATTGTTCGTAGGTCATTTTTTTGTGTTTTTTTAATTGGAGATTCTTTACCTTTACTGTCTGGTTTAGGTCTACTTTTTGGAATACCTATAGAAGCTATTGTTAAACTTACAGTAGGAGTTTTTTTGCCTGTTTGTAACAGACGTTTTCTTTTTTGTGCAGCTTCTTTTTGGGTCATTTGTTTTTGTTTAGTTTTAGTTTTAGGTTTAATGGTAAAAGGAGTTGCTGTACTTGTAGGCTTTTTAGATTTTTCATTTGTAGGTTTTTTAGATTTTGTTATTACTTCTTTAATTATTTTATTAGTTTTTTGTTTTGTATTTTTATTTTTAAATGTTCCAGCTAATAAATCTTCAATCGCTTGAGTTGGACTTTTATTTAAAAATTTTAATATCTCATTATCAAGACTAAATGCCTTTTTAAGTTCAGCAATAATTCTCTTTCTATTTTCTCTACCCATTTGAGCAGAAGTTTTAGTATTTTCAGCCATTTTTAAATCACCATTTTACTTTGTGAGCCCAATACCTAGCAGAAAAAATATCTGGACTAGGGTCTTGTGCTGAGTGTCTAGCATAATAAGATTTCTTACGTGCTTTATCTTTTGCAGTGGTAGGATTTTTACCTGCACCTTTTACACCTTGTTGACCAAATCTTATTAGCTTTATCTTATGCCCTTTTTGTGCAAGGACTATGTGCGACTTTGTTTTATGATTAGGTGTGCGTTTTGCTTTATTCACTCCACTTAACCCATATTTCTTTAACAAAGCTGCTTTTCTATTCTCGTGTGCCATTTTATGTAAATATTAACCCTTGTTTTGATACATCAACACACGCACCTCTTATATGTTTTATCGTACGTGGCGGCATTACTTCAATTACACTCTCTGTCATTTCTTTTAGTCTTAATTGACATTCAGGTACAGTCGCATAAGGACCATATAAATTTTCTCCTGTTACACATTCAGGAGGTCCTCCAAAAGAAATACACATATATAACATTGCTTCAAACATCTTTCCATCCTTCTGCCTTCATTGCATCTTCTATACGTTTAAGAGAATATTTATTTCCTGTTTTTGCTTCTATTGCTCTACGTACATAGAATACATCACTATGAGGAATATGTAATTTATGCAATGTATTATTTTTTATTGCTTTATAAAATTCTTCAAGAACATTATCTGTATATAGTTTTACGGATTTTTTACGCATTGTCAAGAAATATAATTATTTATCACGTATAGTCAATATATCTTACCTACATATATAATGTAGCATTGTAATTGTATTTAACAAGTTTATTATAAACATTTATAATGTAGCATTTTTAATGTTATACATAATTATAACTATTTTTACATCAAGTGTCAATAGGTTAAATAAAAAAATTAAAATATTTTTAAATTGTGTTGTATTTTTACCATACTATAATTTTATATTGTATGTTAGCATAAGTGGTTAACACTTAAAATTCCTAATCTGTGTATTTATTCATAATAGTTCCACGCACCCCCTACCTACAGCCTGCCCGTACACACTCAAAAATCGTTTTTTGGGCAGCTGATATGCTTTAAATTTTTTGTAAAAATAAAAACTTATCATTTAAAACAATTTGAAATATTAAAATATTATTAATAAACAATAGAATAATAAAAATAAGATTATTGTTATCTTATCAATTAGCATAATTAATTTTTATTAATGTTTTAAAAATCCCAACATGGGAAAAGTAAACTAATTCTGACTATAAAAAAAAAATAAAAAAAGTTTATTATCATGTTGCATTTTTACAACACTACAAAAAAAAGTTTATTATTTTAATAAAAAAACTTTATTTAATTTTCAAACTATGATAATGTTAATTATGGAAAGTTTTTTCCTAGTGAAGTCAGTAACAGATTTTTAATTTTTGTTTATAAAAAAAAGAAGTAGTAGTATTTAGCAAATTTTAAAAGTTGAAGTTGTTAACTTGGTTTATGCCATACCATTTTTACGCAAGGCATAAAATCTTTAAACTTAACTTTTTAATCTTAAAATATGAAAGGCATTTGTTATGCAAAATTTAAATAAAAAAAATAAATCAGTAATCACAATTACAAAACTATTTAAATCTGATAAATCTGTAAAAGATAAATTGATTAAACAATTTCAAGATAATCAAAATGATATTATAAATGAAATTTCAGATTTATATCAATATACAGTTTTAACCAATAAAAAAGATAAAAGATTTTTAAAATCTGATTTATTAAAAAAATCTAAATATGAATATTTAATTAGTGATTTATATAAAAATGATAAAACAGCATTAAATAACGTTTTAAATTTTATGTATATTGAACATAATAAAGTTTTACTTCAAAATGCTTTAAAATCTTTAAATGTTAATATTAAATTAAATTCTAATCAAAATTTTATTATTACTTTATTAAATAGTAAAAATAAAATTCAATTTTCAAAAAATATTAATGTTACAATTAAAGATAAAATTTTATCACACACTAAAATTAACAGTTTCAGAAGTTTACTTGAAACAATGTTAAACACTTTTAAAACAATTATTAAATTATCACAACAAGATAATAATTCTGATAATTCTAATAATTCTGATAATTCAAAAAATTCAGAAAATGATTTTTTTAAACTTCAGATAAAAGTTAATAATAGTAAAAATAAAATTGATTTAATGAAAAGTATTTCGAATGAATTAATAAAAGAATTAAATAATAGTTTTGAAATTGAAACATTTTTAACTCATTTTAGTTCTGAATTATCAAAATTTAATAAAGAGAATTTAAATAATTTTACTGATGAAAAAATAAAAGTTAATCAATAAAATTTTTAAATCCCATATCAAATTAATTTTTGGTATGGGATTTTTTTTTGCCTAAAATTTATTTGTAAATTTTTTTTAAATTTACTATCATACATAGGATACCGACACTCTAACTTTTTACACAAAAATCCCAACTTGGGAAAAATGTGGGTTTACTATCATACATAGGATACCGACACTTTAGTTTCTAACCTATTGTTTTCATTGGGGAAATTACTATATGCCTATTGACATAGGTCTTAAAATGTGCTACTATATATATAATGAGAAATGTTTTTTCAGAGTAAATTAAAAATCCCAAGTTGGGAAAAATATAAGAAGGAAAATAAAATGTCTAGAAAACAAGGTGATAAATTCTATAACACTAGAACCACTATCCCATTTTGGAATGGGCAAGTTACTAAAAAAATGATACGACAAAATAAAAGTAGAAGTTCATTTGTCAAACGAACATTTAATACAGTAGAAAACCATGAGCATTATGAGTTTGATACAGTTGCAAGTAATGTACAAAATCAATCTATGTTAGATTATAGATATGCCAAGTTACAAGAACAAATTAAGAGAATGGAGAAAATGTTTAGTAAGAATTAATTATCCCAAGTTGGGATTTTTAGAGGGTGTCCTATTGACTATTAGCACTATCTATGCTAGGGTATAAGGACAATAAAGTTTAACTGTAATTATTTTTTAGAAAGGATTTTATTATGAAACAGACAGTTAAAATGATATGGGGATATTTTACAAAGGTATCACCAAAAGCCATTCCGACAGTATTAGTTGATGCACCTATTGAGGAATATGCAAGATACACTAGGACTAGAGGATATAGAAGTGTATGTCGTGCAATCAAACCTTTTACAGTAACAACTATTGATAATGGGGTAAAGATTAAAAAGAGTTATCGAAAAGGGCATTTTGTGTCTTATCGACATATTTAATTATCCCAAGTTGGGATTTTTGTTTCACCTTATAAGGCAGTATTAATCCAAGCGATTAGTATTGCCTTTTTTTATTACTCATAGGAGAGTTATGAATGAAAGTATCTGATATAGATTACAAAGAGGGAGTTAGTAACATACGAACAATATTATCTATGGCTACTCCAAAAGAGATTGTAGATGGATATTTTTGGTATGCTGATGCCCAAAAGGATTGCTTTAGTATATCGACAAAGTTTGATATCCCCAACCACATATCTGTGGGAGTTGTTTCAGCCCTATCACCTAATAATAAATGGGATAGGAATGTCATAAATGCTAGGGATATGGTTAGGGCATATATTAATGGGGATAGCATAGATAGTTTCAAAGTATCTACCTATCACAAAATGAAAGAAAAGGCTTGGAAGATACTACAAGATTCCCCTTTCTATGATGAAGTAAAACCCATTCTAAATGGGCAAAAGATTACGACATTCTATGAGTGTATCATGGGAGAAAATACTTGTTGTGTTGATGGTCATGCTAGAAATATATTCTACTTGGATAGGCAAGGATTAACGACCCCCAATACTACTATAGGCAAAAAAGAATATGAGATTATACAAAATGCCTATAGGGAAGTTGCAGATACCTTTAAAGTAGACGATTACCCTAACTTTAAACTATTAGGTAAAGATACTCTTGGTATATTAACAAACATACATAACGACATAAATAGTCGTAGTCCTATTAGGTTTAAAAACTTTATGTTTAAAGCATACCACATACAAGCAATTACTTGGGTTACTTGGAGAAGAATACATGGAATTACATAACAATATAAATATGCTTGTGCCGTATTACCTAATGTCTTGCTATCTATACTACGAGTGTGATAAGTCTGTATTATCAGATGCACAGTTTGATGATTTATGTAAAAAACTGTTGGGTAATTGGGATAGCATTACACATATGCACAAACACTTAATTTCTAAAGATGCCTTGAAATGTGGTAGTGGTTATGATATAACCTATACATCAATGATTAAGAGTGCATCATTAGATTGGTATGAAACAGTTACAAAAGGAGAATAAAAAATGTCAAATATACATAATGACATAATCAAAGAAAAGATTTATGAGCAAGTGTTAGAGATTTTAAACCCATTAAAAATAAAAATCCCAAGTTGGGATATGGATTTATTAAACACATTAACTCAAGAGGAATATGATTTGCTAGTGGATACTTTAACAGAACACAGATGGGCAAACTATTGTGATTAGGCGAGTTAATCCTATTGCAAAATTTATCTTACAAAGTAGAAGAAGTATGTCTACATTAGTAATACCAAATAAAAAAAAATATAATTCAAAGAAAGAAAGGCAGAAGAATAATGCAATCAAATCAGAATACAATAAAGATTTCAGCAAAGAAACAACCAAAGAATAAAGTGAAAAGAGATTTTACAAAACACAAACAAAGAAGAAATTTGCGAAAACTAAAGCAAATATCCCAACTTGGGATTTTTAGTGAGGGGAGTAGAAATGACTACAGATAATGTAAATAGTCCACCACACTACAATAAAAATAATATTGAGTGCATTGATGCGATTGCATCAGCAACCGACAATGGATTTGAATATTATTTACAAGGCAACATCATTAAATATTTGTGGAGATATAGATATAAAAATGGTGTTGAAGATTTAAAAAAAGCAGAATGGTATCTTAAAAAACTTATTTTAGAAAAGGAGAAAAACCAATGAGATTACCAATACATTCAATATTTAAAATATCGTCTTACATATTTATAATATTTGGCAGTATCATCACTTACTTATCAGCAAGTGAAATTATTTATCAGTTAGGTGCAAATGAATTATTATTTTTTACACTAGCGATAATATTAATTATATGTGGAATTAAACTAAACAATATAAGAGGAGAATAAATAATGACAATACAATCCGAAACTTTAGTAACAAATGATTTTTATTCATTACCAACAGATTTAGATTTTGAGGTAGGGTTTGAACCAAGCAAAGTAGGACATAAAAAATATGTCATCAATAAAAATACAGATGAATACCTAGATGTTGTAGGGCATGGGTTTAATTGTGCTAGTCATAGGTCTTTCTTTAACAATGTTAGGACAACTATGCTAGGTACAACTGGTAGAGAACTACTAGAAAATTCAAAGATAAAGTGGAGTAGTGCTAGGAATAATGCTTGGGCTATGCTCGATATTAACATGGTAGGGTATAGTAGGAATGTAAGTAATGATAAGTTTTCTACTTCTCTTACACCTAGAATAATTGCACTTCATGCAATAGATGGTTCAGCATCTAATCAAGTATACTTTGGTGCGATAGATAGTTTTTGTACCAATGGCATGATTAGTGGGGATTACTCTATGATTAGGAGAAAAAATACAAGTGGGTTTTCTATTGATAAATTTATTAGGGAACTTTCTACTATGAAAGGGCAATTTATTGACAAGGTTGCTACCATGAATCAATGGGCAAACAAACAGATTCCTTTTTCTGTTGATGTCAAAACTTTACTACAAGATATTGTCAAGTCAGAACGAAAGGCAGATAAAATGTATCTCTTGTATCAGAATGAAAGACAGACAAGAGGGGATAATGTGTTCGCCTTGTATAGTGCCTTTACAAACTATTCTAGTTATGCAGATGAAAGAAATGGGTTTGCATTAAGAAATACTGGGCTTGACACTAGGGCTACATCTATGTGGGCAAGAGAACAAGAGGTTGCCAAGTGGATTGATAATCCTAAATTCAAACAATTATTAACTGCTTAAGAGGAGATTAATATGTATAACATATTTGATATAACATTTTACAAATGTGATGAGGATGGAGAACCTATCACAGATAGC